AGTCAGAAATACCCGCTGGGAAAACGCTTCAAAGTACCTAACGCATTTGCTTTCGTAACGTCTCGAACCGTTTGCGCTCGTCTTCGAGTTCTTGAAGTTCAACGTGGCTTCTGTTCATGGATAAGTGATTCATTCTGAGCGGTTTGCTTGGATTGCCAATGTAGACAACCCCAGGCTCAATCCTTGAGCGGCTATGGACAACCGTACCCATGCCAAGCATTGTGTATGAGCCAATGACGCTGTATTGGTGAACGCTGACGTTTAGGCCAAGGTTTGCGTTCCGCATGACGTGACAGTGACCAGCCAGCAAAGCAGAGTTCGCAAGCGTGACGTTCTCTTCAAGAAAGCAATCATGAGCAACGTGACTGCCAGCCATCAAGTAAGCGAACTCTCCGACTACGGTTTGCCTCGCAATCCCAGCGTGAACCGTTACGAACTCTCGAATGACTGAGCCTTTGCCAATCTTGACGCCCATCATCTTTCGTCTGCTTCGGTGTTGCGGATTTGAACCAATGACTGCGCCAGGATAGATTTCGCAGTTTGCGCCTATGTCGAGTGGCCCATAGAGGCAGACATTCGGCCCGATCTTTACGTCTTTGCCAAAGGTAACGTCACCTTCAACGTGAACAGTTGAGTGAATGTTCATAGCCAGTGAGCCATCAGTTCAGGTTCGATGTTTGGTGGTTTTGGATTGCCGTGAAAGTAAACGATTCGCGCCTTGCTTCGTTCCTCTGGCTGATTTGTCCAGTGAACTTTGTAGCTTTGAATCTCATGAGGAAAAACTTGGTCAAGTCTTGTGGCGTTAGCACAGACAACACGAAGAAAAGCCATCTCGCTTGGTAAGTTCTTGTAGGTGTAATTAACTCCGCTTTCTGCTCGGTGTTGCCAAAGATTCCAGATTCGTTTGACTTCAGCGGCTGAGAATAAGCCGATCCCGTTGCAGATGGTGTGAGGTTCAAACGGATCTGTGAGCAATCCGCATTCGCCTCGCCAGTTCAGTAGCTCGTCAATGTTGTTCGTAATGAGCGTATCCAGCCCAATGATAAACCTGCGGCCTTTGCCTAGTCCTGGTCGAAACGCTTCCATGACACAAGCCCAGCCCAGATCCTCACAGTCGAGCGCAACTTGCGTGACGGTTTCGTTGAACTGATATTCTCTGTCAGTCAGGCAAATCAACTTGTGGCTCTTGGTTGTGTTGCGCTTAATCGCTCGCGCCAATTTGTCCACCCATTCAGCAGAGTAGCCAGCGTTTGCGCTGTAGCTGGGTAGGTGCCGCTCTTTGCCATTAAAAAGAATGCAGACAATATCCATCAGGCCGCCACCTTCCTCTGCTTTGGATTCATGATTTGCTTGCGCCAGTAGGCGAAGTTTCTAGGCCAGTGGCGTTTGATTGCAAGCTCGCCAACATACTCGAAGTCAAGCCGCTCGGCCTCGTAATCTGAGCCAGAAACAAAAATCACAAACCACTTAGCCACGTTTTTGCTCGTTCGCTTCTTGATGCCGTAAGGTCTGCCGCTTCTATCTCGCACCACGAAATAGCTATACTTCGTTTTTTTCTTAGCCATGCTCTTGGCTGTTGTGTTCTGCATCGCGTCAGGATTCGCTTGCAGATAACTCAGCATTTGCGTGATGGAGCCTCTGGTCAGGTTGCCGTATTTGTCTAAACGTGCCTCTTCGGATGGGACGGCATACCAGTTTTTGGGCAATGCGCCAATCCGGTAAAGTGCTTTCTCGAATCGCTTGTGTTCTCGGTCCTGTCCAGTGATATGCGGTAACAGGATTTCTTCTGCCGTCAGCGAACTACCCACAACGCCTTTTAGATCCTTCGCGTAGACTCTGCCGTTCTGGTCTTTGATAGAATACTCGACAAACAAGCTGCCTCGTCTGCCAGGCTTCTTTTTGTTGGGTGGCACAATGAATGGTGTAGGCTTGTCAAAGACGTCTTCCATTTCTTCGTAGAGTGCAAAGCGAACGTCAAACAAAGTATCTCGCACTGCCTTGCCTACAGCATCCGGCATTTTCTTAGCGACTTGTCGCAGGTACTGCCTTGGGATTTTTAGTCCGGTGTCGCCTTTCAGTGGCATGGGCTATTCTCTGACAAAGTTTACAAGCTTTGAAATCATTGAAGAAAACTTTGGTGTTTGGTTTGTGCGTTTGGCAGGATTCGCAAAAACGCATGGACGGTTTTTGTTTTAGCTTTTTAAGCCTCTCTTCGAGTCTTTCGCTGAGTGGCTTTCTGTTGTCTTGCCAAGTGTAGCGCTTCAAGTTCTGCTTCCTCTCTGGATAACCCACCATCGAATTGCATGATTGCGGCTCGTTCTTCAAACCAGACGTACAAGTCAGGCTCTAAGAAACGAAGTCGTTCAATCTCATGAAAAAGTTTTTCGTTCATTGAGGCGCAGCTTAAGACGTGCGTCCGTGAAACGTCTCTATCGCTTTTGATAAAGCAAGCTTCCTTCGCGTGGTTTGGCAGCACTCGCTGTGGCGACTCCTCAGTTTGGTTCGCCAAAGATTGCTAATCGTCACGCCTCAAAATCCTTGTACAATCGGCTTCCTGTTGCGCCTTCCTGTCCTTGATACTTTCCTGCATACGGTTGAGCGGTTGGCTCGTCCAACTGAAAAAAAACAATTTGGCAAATCCTCACGCCTGCTTTCAAAAGGATTGGCTTCTCGCTCTGGTTGTACAGTTCAAGCGTGATCTGGCCTTGAAATCCAGAATCGACGAATCCAGCATTTTGAATCTGTAAGCCAAGCCTTCCCACTGACGAGCGACCAGCCACAAAAGCCGCTAAGTGATTCGGTACGCTGATCTTTTCCTGAGTTGAAGCCAGAACAAATTTGGAAGGCTCCAGCAAAAAATCTTCGGTCTGAACGTGTTGGTAAACGGATTCTGAATCCAGAAAGAGAAATTTTTGTTTTATGCCCAACTGAGCGAAGGTGTTGCCTAAGTGCAAATCAACACTACATGGCCCCACCTGGGCAAATCGTGGCAGGTGTCCAAGTTCTTTGAGTCCATTCAAAGTTTGGTGAGAGAGAATCATAAATCCGCCCAATCAAATTCTGTTGGTGAATAAATCCGAATCAGTCCGGTTTCTCCCCATCGCTTTGAAGCGTGAACGTCCCAGACTTGCTTGTCTTCACTGAGTAAGGCATCAATCAAAGCCTTCAAGAGATTGTCAATGTCAGCGGTTTGTCTATGAGGTTTGCCGTTCATTGCTTTCTTTTTCTTGAGGCTCCAGCTTTTCGGCATAGGCAAAATGAATTCAACGGCAAAGCTGTCTGGAAGTTGAAACTTTTGTGTGTGAGCTTGAAGCCGTAAGGTGTCGCAGAAAACCCGATAGCGCAAAACCTCCGGCCTGACTCGCCACTTATCAGAGCGACTTTGGCGTGGTTTCGGAACAGGTGAAACATGAAACGTTATCAAGCAGCAACCGTTTTGACTAACTTCGCAAAGTATTGGCTTGGTGAATCGGTTTTGCTCGGTTTGTCCACTTTCACAGGTGTCTCGTCTTTCTTTGTCCAACGAACGATTGAGTCTGAATCCAGCCAGAAGCCAAAAGGTGCGCGACCAATCGCCTGAAAGAACTTCTGGCCTCCGCATGGGTCCAAGCGTTTGCCTGTCGCTTTGAGTTCTGCTTCTTTCATAAGCCACTCGTCAGGTGTCTTACAAGCTTGGGTTCGGTTGCTGGTGTTGCGTTGTGCGTAACTGCGAAAAACGGCAACGGTTGGCAAGAAGTCACTCTTGAACTCTTTGACCATCCGGTTGAAACCTTCTTCGATTTGCTCTTCACTCAGGTCATCAAGTCCAATCTGCCAAGCTTGAGCGAGTTCTGGGCTTGGCTTGGTTTTGTAGATTGCGCTTAATTTGCGTAGTAGCTCGACGGACTGCATTTGTTGTCTCCTTGAAGTTGTTGTTCAATCAAATCCCATTCGTCAGGCTGGCTGCTTGGTGAGGCTCGGCTTGGTTCCTGGTGTTGTTCAATCAAGTCTGCGACTAGAAACCGTTCAGCGTCCTTGGTGTAGCTGTCGCCACACTCTGCGAGGTAGTGCTTGGTTGCGATTTGAATTTCAGCAACGCTGAACTTTGCCAGCAGCTTCTTGAAGTTCTCAAAGGCTTTGGCTTTGCGTCCTGGCTTTCTGGTTGCCTTTGCTTTCCAATCGTCCCACCAGCCTTCAAAGTGCGTAATATATTCAGTGTTTCTTTTGTTATTTGTTTCTTTTGTTAATTCTTTATTTTGTAGCTGGCGATTTTCCTGACTAGGTTTTCCCTGACTAGGTTTTCCCTGACTAGGAAAATCCACGTTAGGTTTTTCTAGGTTAGGCATTTCGTCACGAACACCTGAGAGCAGATAGACATAATCCCCAAGCTTGCCATCCGGCTTGCGAACTCTCGGACCACGCTTGATGTAGCCAGACTTCAGCAGTTCATCCATTGCTCGCTTGGTTGAGTCATAGCCATCTGTCGCATGATTGGCTAACTCACTGATTCGGATGTTCCAGTTCTTCGGCAGACTAAGCAGGTAAATCAGCAATCCTTTGGCTTTCCAGCTAAGTTCTGCGTCCTGAGCGGCTGCGTTACCGATAACGGTGTAAGGTCCGTCAATGCGTTTGCCTATCATGCTTACCTCTTAAGCGGCTTCAGTTGCGGTTGCCATCGTCTGAGCAATATCCTGCTCTACTTGCTTCTGTATCAACTTCAATCGGTCTATCTCGCCTTTTTTCAAGTCACCTCGTTTGGCGTAGGCATTGGCTAGACTGTTTGCCTCTTCGAGTGCCTCTTGAGTCTGGCAGGATTCAAATTGCTCTTTCAGCAGAAAGAAGGTTTGTGAGCCTTCAGGATTGATGACTTTTGGCGCTGGTGGTTCTTCTTCCTGTGCGTCCGGTTCTGGCGTAATTCCCGATAGACCAAAGGCTAGTCGAATGGCCTGTTTCATTGCAGCATGGCGAAGCATCCGGCTGGGGTATTGTTTCCAAGGTTGGCTTCCAGTGTTGCACTCGCTCAAGAACTCAGTCACCACAGTTGGTCGCTGACGGTCTTTCCGGTAAATCGTTGCGGTGACGCTCACCACTTGGCCTTTTTCGTCTGTTGCATGATTGAATTCGATTCCGTCAAACTGCGGATGCTGATTCATGATCTTGTTCCAACCATCGACACTCATCACAACGCTGATGCCACCGGATTTTGCCGGAAAGGCGTAAATCTCTCTCGTCAATGGATTCAGGTTGTGCTGTTTGGCAACTGCCAGAAAAGCCATCAAATGCTCTGGCTTTGTGCCTGTTGGCAAAACCGTCTTGGACAAGACTTCTTGCAGCTCTTCCGGTTTTACCTGGCACTGTTGTGCCACTTGCACGATTAGGTTTTTTTCGGTCATTGGTTCCTTATTAGTTTTCAAGAGGTTTCACTCCATTCACTTGGATTGTGAAGTTGTTGAAAATGGCTCCAAAAAGCTCGCTTGGCTCAATTGCAAAATTAAGCGTTTCGTAACCTTTGTTCTGTGCCGCAATAAGCTGATCTTCTCTCTGCAACCACTTTTGTTTGTGTTTCTGCCAAACAATTTGAAGTGGCCCTACTGGCAGCATATAAATTAGGCCAAGTCCTTTGACGTAATAGGCAATGTAATCCGCAAGCAAAGGCTTGCACACCCATCCTGGGCTATTTCTTCGGTTGTTGCTCACATACTCAAGAAGTATGTCTGTGTAGACTCTGCCGCTTTTGCTTGGGTAGCGTATCTTTTCATCAATCACATAATTCTTGCCACCGTCACAAATTACTTGTCGATCTCCACCAAGCCTTTGAAAGTCTGAATCCCTCTGAAAATAAACAGAACATTTAAAGTTGGGAAAAAACTTTTTGTAGGCTTCTTCCCAAACAGGTAACTCACTATCCAAGTGTGAGTCGTTCAGTTGCTTATAAAAATCGTTCACTGGCTCAGTAACTGATACCTGATAATCTAAGAACAGGTCTAATTGATTTGGTTGCCCCACTGGCTCCAACCTTCTCTTGCAGTCCTTGCAAAGAGTTCAAGTTTCTTTGCTTCTGAAAAAGCTGAGTCAATCCACTCTATGAATTCAACAGGCTTGGCGCTGTGCTTTGTCCTTGAGTAGCTGAAGATAGAAGAGTGTCTGTGGTCTGGCTCTGGTGGTGAAAAGTTGCCTTTGGTTGCAACAAACAAAAGTTCATGTTGCCCACGAAACCAGTAGCCCATTCCTATTTTTTGCTTGTCCCAGATAGCATGAGTTTTATAGGTCAATCCCCAAGCATCAATGACCATGAAAGCCTCTCTTAACTTTGGTGCTGTTGCCCATAGCAGAAGCAAGCTGTCGGCAGCAAAAGGCACTTGCATTTCACAGATTTCATCAATCTTCATGGTTGGGTAGTGATTCGCCAAATCTCTGCTTTGAGTTTCTGCAAAATCATAATCCCAAGGCGGATCTGCATAAACTAAATTAAACTCTCCTTCTGGCAGAACAGTCTTAGGTAACTCGGCATGTTCTGCCTTCTTCTTTTGAAGTTGAAAATCCTTGGATTCTCGCAGCATTAAAGATTGAGTCAGTTCCTTTTTTTCTTCTTTGGTTTCCTCAATTACTTCTTCAAAAATTACTTCAGGTAAGTCAGCAATCTGTTGCCAACGCATGGATTGTGTCTTTTCAATGCCTAAGTCTTTCAGGCTTGGAGCACTGGTTGCACGATGCAACCGGTGCTTGCTAGTATCACCACCTCCTTTATTCTTCTGCATTTCCTTCAGTAACTCGCCACCTTTGCGCTCGGCTCTAAGCTTTGTTTCTGCGGCCTGATTCTGCATTTCTAAAGAATAACCAGCAGCTTTAACGTAAGCCTTTATAGCTTCCGCTTGATCTCGTATTTCCTTAATTTCTTGCAGTGTCGAAGCTTCTTCTAAAGCTCTTCTAGCTGCATCTAGTTTAACGAGTTGCATTCTTCTCTTTAATTCGCGCCTTCCAGCCAGCTTAAGCTTGAGTTGAGAAAAGCTTTATCGCTTGCTCCGGTACATGAAGTGGGCTTTTGTTTAGGGAGGACGCCCAAACCGGAAAACCAGAAGGCTTAATCTATAAAATCATCCTCGTATTCAGAAGGCTGCGAGCCTTCCACCCAGACCGGATTCAGGTATTGGGTGATTTGTCCACCTCTGCGGATGAACGCCAAAATCTCTTCTGGAAAAAGTGAATCAGCCGGAACTTCTGTTGAGGTGACTGAAGCGTTGTTCCACTTCTCTTTCACTTCAACCTGCTTCTTCGCCTCAATCTCCAACTCTTCTCTTTTCTCAGCGGCCTTGTTCCCGTGATGAACCGCTCGGCATTCAGCAGAACAAAACTTAGCTCTCGACTTGCTCGTCACTGGCTTAAATTCGGTTTTACAAATCCAGCATTTAAGAAGTCGATTGTGGTCCAGCCTTGAGCGATTTCTCTTAAGGTGAACCAATCCGTTGCAGGTTGGACTGCAATATTTTTGAGAACCTGCTTTTGGTTGAAACGTCTTCTGGCAAACCAAACATTCTTTGGGTTTCAAAGTCCCAGGCATTCTGGGAATCGTCCCTCTGACGTAGGCTCTGCGCTTGTCGTTGATATAACGACATTGCTGACTGCAAAGAATGTTGCGCTCAGTCCTAGGCTGAAACACCTCGCCACACTCAACGCATGGTCTTGGCTCAACAATTACCGTCTTTTTATAGTGCTGGTTGTAGCAACGAGTGCCGCAGAATCGCTGATCCTTGCGAGTGGGCAAAAACAGCTTGCTGCATTGCTCGCAGGCGATCTTGACTTTCGGCTTTCTGACTTTGTCGCGATAACGTGCAGCGTTCTGCTTTTTGAGCTGATAACCGCATCTGTGCGAACAAGTCTTGTGGCTGCTGGACTTTCTTTTGAACCGCTTTGAGCAAATCACACACTGCGGCTTGGTGTGCTTGGCCTTCAACTCGTCAAAACAAATCTGTCCGCAAGTCCTTTCCTCGCCTTCAGTCAGAAACTTTAAGCCGCAATTTGTGCAGACCTTAATGGTCAAAGGTCACTCCATGTCTGTTCATTGTGTGGATCGTCCAGCCTGCTGAACTTCTCTTCCTTCGATATGTCTAAAGGCTTCAAGTCTTTGCACTTTTGGCTATGTCCTTCCGGCCTGAACAAACCGCAAACTGGACATTGAAAAACTGGCGTATACGATTCACGCAACGCCTTGGAGTCTGCTTCTGCTCTCCGAACACTTGCCCAATATGCTCGTCCAATCCTTCTGGTTTCCTCCTTAAAGGCTTCAAATCTTTCTAAGCCTTCGTGCATATTTCCGGTTAATAAAGAAAAGCCGAATGCGCCACCAGAGCTTCTTCCATGCTGGCGCGGTGTGGTGAGTGATAATCTGTGTCTTTGACTTTCGTTCTGCTCGAAAGAACAAGGCTTGTACGGTAGGTGCTGTGGTCATGTTCAACTCCATGTTGTGGTGGGGAAACGCTGCTCAAGCTGCCGGCAGACCCCTCCGCCTTTACTAAAACAGCGTTTGTTTCCCCATGTAGACTGTTGAATGAGCCATAGCCGCTCCAGCCGGTTCTCCCAAACCGTCCAACTCGGTCAATGAGTTGAAATAACTATGGCTCAGTCAACAGGCAGCCCACGAAGAGGCTGCGTTTGAAAATTACTTAAATTGAGAAATCAATTGATTTGCGTACTTTTCGCCTCTAAACCACATGGTTCTTTTGGCATCACTAATGTTTTTATTTGTGAGCTGACTAGTTGTAACAACCAAGTAGGCTGCAACGCCTTCTCTAAAATCCGTCTCCATTGATGGTTCCATGACTCTCAATTCGTCGTTAATAAAATTAAACTTTTGAATTTGAGCGCAAAGTTTATCCATATTTCCTCTTCTAGTAAGTCCGCAATTTTTGAGTGGCACGGCTTGCGGTTTGCCGTAAGCGGTTCAACTCAACCGCTCGCTCTGACTGAGTCGCCTGAATGGCAACGTCAGCGGAAATTCTTTTGCTGAGAATGTCCTGATTCACTAGAACCTCATTCAGCATGTTCCGAATGCTGGCTAGTTCTTCGCGTAGTTTTTCGTCAATCATTCTTGTTTTTAAAAAATTTCTTGATTTCTTGGACTTCTTTGTCTGAAAAAATGATTGGTGCATATTTGTGGACTTGCGTTCCTTTTGGAATCAGTCCTTTGCTGCGCCAGTAGCGAATACGGTCAGGATGGGCTTGAACGATCTGCGACAAATCAAACAAAGAAGTCATTTAATAAATTGATTTTTAAAGAGTAAACACTTAGTATTTCGCCTAGCTGCTAGGCAGCAATTGTCTCCATCTTAATTAATCAATTGATAAAATCAAGAAAAATTTAAAGGTGCGTGGTGAATTCTTCTGAAATTATTGAAAAGGCTAAAAGTCTTTTGAATCTAAGATTTGATAGAGAATTAGCTGAAATGCTGGGAATGAGTGCAGCGGCCTTATCCGAAAGGCGCAGAAAGAATTCAATACCAATTGAGGCAATTAAGAAAATTTTGCTTGAAAAATCAATTGATTCTTCTTTTTTGGACTCTGAAGGTAGGAGTAAAGAAATGAAGGCCGATTCATCGCAGACCATGAATCCAGAAAGCATACGCTTAAAGGACGAAGTCATATCAATTCAAAAGAAATATATTGAACGCCTAGAGAAAACGATTGAGAGGCTTGAGGAAGACAAAAAAAAATACCAGCCGACAATTGCACCAGAATGGGTCAATCAGCCGGACAATTGGGCAATCAGCCAAATCTGAGGCTTGAAGACAAGTAAAATCCTAGCCTGCTCTTCTTTTGTTCGTTGTGTTACAAAAAAGCTACCCCCCCCCAATTTATTCACACATATATTCACATAACCAAATATAAAATTTGAGCCACAAAAACGAAATCGTCCATGACCAACGGCAAAAAGCCTATGTTGGTCAGTTGTGGATTGATAAGAAAAGATACCGTCGAGTTCTGATTCGTTTTGTGGATGCTGAAGGCTTAGAGCCTGACCAGTTGAACTCTCTGCTCGTTGAGCGGTTTCTGCAGCTGAAAGAAAAGCTGAGTCGAGAAGTCGAGAGGCTTACTGATGAACAAGGTTTGTTCTTTTCAGAACTGTTGGATTTGTTCCTAGCGCATGTTCAAGCGAATCGTGACGAGCGAACGGTTGTTAAGTATCGACAGCAGCTTAGTCGTTACCAAAAGATTGTAGGTGATTATCGGATTCGGCTGCACTCCGCACAGTTGACTGACAAGTTCGTTTTGGCTCTTCGTAAGGCTGGACTGAATGACCACAGCTGCAACAGTTATCTCAGAGCAGTCCGAGCGATTCTTAATTGGTCTTGGGAACAAGGTCAGATTCCGGCAGCCATCAAAGTCAAAAGCGTTCGCTCGTCCAAGCCGCTGCCTGCTATATTTTCTGCTCAACAACTAGAAGATTTGCGGCAACACCTAGAACAAGGTTGGAACGAAACCAAACGAAGACGGTTCTTGGTTCTGCTTCGGGCTTGGTGGTTTTTGCGCTATACTGGAATGCGTGGTGGTGAGCTTCTGGCCTTGCGTTGGGACAATGTTTACCCAGACCGAATTGAACTGCGCTCAACGCGAGATTGGAAAGTCAAAGGTCGAAAAGACGCAATCCTCCCCATTGCTGAAGATTTAAAAGAATTTATTCAGGCGCAGGATATTCAAGGCGAGCGTTATGTGCTGGATGATGGCAGAGGTAAACCTCTTTATAGTTCGCTAGGTGATTTGACCAAGAGTATGCGAAAGGCTTTGCAGAAGGTAGGAATAGAAAACGCGAAACCGCTGCACTCGTTTCGTTCTACGGTTGCGACTGAACTATTATCTGGTGAGTCTTCAAATCCGGTTCAGGTGCAAAAGCTTCTGCGTCATCAGTCGATTCAAACAACCATGTCTTATTTAAATAGTGACCACTTGCAGCAGGTAGACTTGGTAAATAAGTTAGGAAACTCGCCACAAAACACTGTTTCAAAGAAAAAAACCGAAAGCCGCAAGCCCAGCATTCGTCTAGCCTACAGCCGAAAAAACTCAGGTGACTGTTAATCATTGGGTCGCTGGTTCGAGTCCAGCTTGGGGAGCCACCTCCAGCCGATTTGTGACACCTCCGGTAAGTGGCAATATTTGAAAACCGCCACTAGCCCAGCAGTTGCTCCTTCAGTTTTTTTGCTTTTCTCATTTTTTTATACAATAAAACGCCTGGAACAGCCGCGCCCATTCCGGTTGCCGCTAAAATCAATTCTAATCCGCCAGAATCAACCGCCTGGTTAAAAATCTCCAAAAATCCTTCCATTTAATAACTCCAAATCGCTGGAGAAGATTCTTGCCGAATATCTAAATGAATAAATCGGCTGTTGAAATCACCTTTTTGACTGACGCCAATTCCATTGAATCCATGTTTCAAGGCTAGGCTGATTAAGTCCAAAGCATCTTCCCCATAGACTAAACAGTCCACCGCAACGCCTTGGGTATGCCGTCCGCCTTTTCCTCCTGGTTTAGTTCGTTCTCGCGGATGTTCAATGCTCCTGAAAGCAGAAGAAAGCCTCATGGGTCTGTTGTAATCCATCCGCAAGGCTTCCAGCTTTTCCATAAACCAATCTTGCATTTGGCATTCACCGGAAAAACTACATTGCAGTTCTTTTCGCTTGAAATGAGTGGAGTGGTCAACGGTTGGCATCAAGTCTCCTTTTCTGGGTAATCAATACACTCTTGCGAATACATCTCACCAAATGCTTCTCGTTGAGGTAACGGCATAAGTTGCAAATCTACATAGCGATGGTTTTCTCGATAGTGGTCAATCACACAACTGCATAGCTGAATTGCCGATTGCATCGCTAGATTGCTCGTCATTCCTTGCATTTGATAAGTGGGAGCAAGTCGTAAGGAACACTGATAGGCCCAAGAAACCAAGTGAAGTGTTTTGTACTCAACAGGAAGAGCAAATGCTGATGTTGCGAGCAGCAAAGCCAAACCTGTGAGAAGCGGTTTCATTTTGCTCTGTCTTGGTGCAGTAACACCTTCAGTTCATTTATTGAAGTGTGCAGGTCTTGAAGAACCTTTGCGGTTTCCTGCATGATGGTCATGAGGCTTTGATAACTAGATTTCTGTAATTCCAGAATTCTTATATCCGCTGCTGTATCCTTCTCATCAAATCGTTTTCTTTCCTCTGCGGCTTCGGCTCTGATTTTGTCTCGCTCTTCTTGTGCTTTCACACGCTCATCATTAAAGGATTGATTTAAAAATCGGATATACCAAAAGCAACTCAACAGAGTAAACGCATTGATGCCAATGGTGTTTATCATTTCTAGTGGTGCTTCTGGCATTGCTCGGCCTTATTAAATGGTTAAAGCTGACTCGACTTCAGCTTGCGTAAAACCTAAACGGAATAGTTTGCAGTTTGGATCTTCTTGCAGTTCTTGCTGATATTTTATGGTCACACCATCCAAATCCGTTTCGGTTCTGACTCGGTGCGTAGCATCTGTAATCCCTGCATCTTCTGGCGCTAAGTCTCCTGTTCTGAACCAGTTTAGCCTGTTATCTAGTAACGCTTGGTACTGCTGTTGCCAGCCTGACAGGTTTTGATTTTTAATGTATTCGTAATCAAATCTGGTATTTAAATGCTTTGGAATCCCTCGCATACCGATAATCTCCTTTAGTTTAGTGATTTCTAGGGTTTGCAATAAATGATAAGTGTTCGCCCAACTTGCCCAACCTTCATACGATGCTAGTGTTGAACGAAATCGAATGCTGCTACAAGCAGGCCAGTTCTTTTTGAGCTCACTGATCCTTTGAATCATTTGTTTTGCTGTTGATTTTCGTAACAGTTTCTTTGTAGGGAAATGGCGATAACCAACAAAATCAACGCCTGTCTCGACAGGCTTTAGCGACCACCTGCTAATTTCTAGTTTTAATGATCTCTTTAAAAAATCTACAATATTTACACGAACAAATTGCAGCCATTCCTTGCTATCGCCAAATATTAAAAAATCATCAACGTAACGGCAATATCCTTTGATTCTATATTTGTGTTTTAAGTATTGGTCTAATTCATTTAAGTATAAATTGCCAAACCATTGGCTTGTGTAATTCCCTATTGGGCAGCCTTCGGCACTACTGATGATTTCTTTAATTAGCATTAAAGTGCGTTTGCATTTTATCTTTTGCTGAACAACAGAAAATAAAATCTGATGGTCAACACTCGGATAAAACTTCCGAATATCCATTTGCAAACAGTATTTATATTTTTGCACACAGCTCTGAGCATAGTTGCTGGCTCGGTGAAGTCCTAATTGTTTACGACAAGCAAAACTTTGCGCTAATAAAACCCTGTCCCAGATTGGCTCAAGGATCTGGATAATAGCGTGTTGGACGATTCTTTCAGGAGCAAATGGAAGCACATAAATTATTCTGCGTTTTGGTTTTAGAATCTCTTTTATACGGTATTGGCTGGTCTGGTACTTACCATCTACTAATTGCTTGCGGATTTCCGCCAATCCTACTTCGCTACGATTGTCAAATTCTTGGACTACTCGCTGCCAAGACTTACCTTTTCTTGCGTTGCGATAGGCAAGATTTAAATTGTCAGCAGACACAATCTGCTCAAAAAGATTCCCGTGACGTTTCATTTTCTAGAGAGATGTCCTTCGCTCTCACTACCAAACACCTCTCCCACCGTTGTGTATTTTGGCAAAAGCCAAGGTGAGCCAGCCAGCCAGTGGTGTTGTGGCCCTCTCACTGTCTCTGCGTGACCCGATGTTGTCGTTGAGATTCAAAGGTGAATTATTCCAATTGACACTGCGTGACCTGGATTTCGTGCCATTGTTCCAATTGCTGCCCACGATCCCGTGCTGTAACAACGGTACTGCCTCACCCTCCCAGAGGGACTTTTAAAATTAGTACAGACTCCCACTAACTCCGCGCGACCCGACGTTGCCGTCGAGAATCAAAGGTGAATAATACCAACCGACACCGCGCGACCCGCACTTCGCGCCATCGTTAAAATCGCCGCCCACGAGCCCGCGATTTGGAACTGAGTATCCTTGACCCCGACCGATAGAATTAGCTCCATCGTATGTCGTTCCGTCGGAGGCGGTGTCTTGAACTGCCCAACTAGCTGCACCACCGTCAGATCCGGTTTCATTGGCCCATTGCCACAATGCGCCTGCACAGTCTTCACACCCGACATTTGAGATCATTCTGCGACTAGCTGTGTCACTGTGGCCTCCAGTCGTTCCAGGGTCTGCTGATCCACTGATATTGGTTTCTTCATTGCTGCCAATAGCTAGAGCCATAAACTCGGCTTGTGTGGGGAGTCTTTTGTCGATTTCCGCAAATCTCTCTACAAAATTATACCAGTGATAATCGGGGTTGCTTGCCCCATCAACGATGGTTCCACCGTAACTGGATTCCAGCGTTGTGGTATTACTGGCTAAGTAAATATCCGCCCAAAGTTTATTACCCACATAAACCATTCCTTCTGGACTTGAAGTTGGACGATGTTGCGCTTGTGTCCAGACACTTCGAGGCAGAATATCCCCATCGAGGTAACCTGTTAGGGAGTGCCCACTAATTGTCCCAACATCAACACACAGACAGTGGAATCCGCCAATCTTGCGAGAGTTTGTGGCACTGGCTGTCACACCTCCAACCGTTCCATCAGGATAGGTAGAATTGGAGCTTAAGCAGAAATTTGGAGTGGTTCCCGAACTAGGTTCTACCGCATAAATATAGACATCCTCTCCATTGCGGTTTGCTGCTGTTGCTTTGGAGGTTTCATTACTCGCCCAAGAACCTGTTGTGTCTGCGTCCAGTGTGGTAGCAGTCGAAAGTGTGTAAACAGTGGCGTTGATTTGTAGTTGCACAGCCGGAATATTTACTGTCCGCCTTTCTGAAGCTGTAGCAGAACCAGCATAAAATCCAGCACTGACATCATTTCCACCTGTGATTTGCTGCTCGGCTAAATACCAGTTGGGGATTGTAGGCGGAACGGCCTGAACCGAACCCCCAAAGCTGATTAGACCACCGGATTCAGTGGCTAAAGTCACACTGTTTAGTTGAATTTCACCTGCCATATTTAACTCACCACTTTAAGAGTGCCTGATGTATCGACATTAACCGTCCCAGTAAAATTTGCAAAACCGTGACTGACCACTAAATAACCTGCCATCGTTCCGCTACCCGTAAAGGTTGTGTTGCCAACATACATACGATTGGTTCCACTGCTGATCGCCAAAGAGTCTGAAACTGTGTCGCTGTGTTCGATATAGCTACTTCCAGAGCCACCACCTCCACCAGCAGAAGCTTCCAAGCTGATCAGTCCAGTAGCGTCATCATAGGTTAAAACATAATTGTCCTGACCTGCGCCAACGGTTTGGTCTGCGTCAAAGGAAAAATTTCCAATTGAAACGTTACCCGTGCCGTTTGGGTCCAGCGTAATATTTCCGTCTGTATTTGTGCTGCTGATCGTGTTGCCGTCGAGTTGTAGATTATCGACTCGCAAATCAGTGACGGCTGAATTTGTCCCAATCGTCACAGCGTCAATCGCGCCTCCGTCAATATTTACCGAATCAGCCGCTTGCGTTGCGATTGTGCCAAGACCCAAGTTTGTTCTGGTGGTGCTGGCATCCGTGACCGTGATTGCACCAGTAACATTCAGTTGTCCACCCGTATTAAAAACACTGGATGTCGCAACCGTTGTTGCCGTCAGTGTAATCGTCGAGCCATTAAAAACCTGAAGCTCATTGACTTTTAGAAGGCTCATATCAGTTCAATAAATTCAAAGTTGTAATCATAAAGCTGACTTCCTTGGTAACTGTAGGCAATGGAAGCAGGCTCAAAGAAGCTACCAAAAACTGCGGTGTTGGTTTGATAGCCCAGAATCTCAGCAGCAACAGGTTGCATTCGTAAGCCAGAAAACACCTTGGTTGCGGTGTCTCTCTCTGATTCTAAGACCTGAACCGAACCAGTGAATCGTCTGCGAATCTCGCCCAAACGGTAGACCAAACCTGAATCACGTTCTTGTTTGATTCCTAGCGAGTCTCTGCTGATCGACATACCCACGTTTGGATTATAAGTTTCCAGCACTTTCCCAGCTCGAATGGTGTTCACAACAACAGGCAGCGTCATTGAAGTGACGCTAAAACTGGAATCTCCGCCTGTGGTTAGTTGCAAATCTGTTGTTCCGGTCCCGTCTCCCGTGATTCGGTTGATTTGTGCCGAATTGACAAACGCCCCAAGTTTAATTTGTGGATATTCTTCCAGATAAATATTTGTACTGCTGGCCTGAAGTCTTCCCAACTGGCCTGAAGATCCTGTGACCCAACCGTCCAAAGTTCCTTTGACATCAGTTGAATTTGACAAGGCAATCTCAACCGTGTTGGTCGTCGCTGGACAAGCTACAAATACCGAATCATTCCAGTGTGTCTTTTCGTTTAACAGATAGTATTCGCTCAGTGTGTAGCTATTGGAATAAGTCTCAGTTGAAAGCGTAGAGGCTCCAGAATCCTTGAATGTTACAGTCACAGCTTCCGCAAGATAACTGAAGAAAATCGCTTCAGCACCTGGACAGGTAACGGTAATCGTCCCACTTGTTGCGTTCGCAATGTATGGCTGCTTGGGATAATTGTTCTCAGTTTTGGCAATCGCATAATCTGCTGATAAGTGACTGGCTGAACTGCTGATGCCTGTGATTGCATTGGTGTAGATAATTTTCATGCAGCTCTTACAAAGTCCAAGTCAGTTGGTCCGCTGATTATCGTTTCTTCACTGTCAAATGAGTAAATGATTGAGGTGATTGTAATGGTGGCCTGCAAGCTTTGACGTTCGTCCACACAAAGGATTCGGTAGCCTAAGAGCCAATCGTTTTGAATTCCAAAAACTCTAGCTGTGCAGATTGGTGAGGCTTCTGAAATCAAGATTGCTCTGAGAAATTGCAGTACCTTTTCTTCACTTGTCGAAAGTGCTTCATATTTTTGTTCTTCCCCATAACTCAAATTATCAACCTGAACCACCTTCCGCTCAGTCGCTAGCGTTACAGAGTCAGGGTAAGGCGTATTGTATTCAAATTCAGAATACACCTTCTTGATTGGGTAAGCTGGATTGACACTCAACCCCAACAACTCTGGATTCCTGACCGTCTGATAAACTGCTCCGGTTTGAATCCGGTTAATCACTCGCAATGTGCTACCGTCGATCTGAAGCAGCATGTTTGCGGCTTTGGCAACATCAGTTGCAAAATCAAGCAACGGTTCGGAGCGTGAAGATGCCTGCGCCATTATGGACTGTAAATTTCAATATCAGAGGCAGTGGTTGCCACGTCAAGCGAGCGCACAATCAGCGTTCCGGTTCCGTTGACGGTAATCGTCACAGAATTGCGAATCTCCACAGGTGAGTCCTCTACTCTTGTGTCGCTAATCGTTTCATCGACTAAAAAAGCCTTTCCAGAAATTAAGCTCATTGCAGGCTCACATCCAGAGAGAGTCCTAGTTGAGAAGCAGTGTAGCTGAAAAACTGCGCAAGTGTTGTCCCTCTGGTCGATACTCCAGAAATGCTTAGGACTCCGCCAACCGTTGCAGCATTGAGCTTGATGGTTGACGTTGTTGGAGCAATTCCAGAATTGCCGCTCGCATTCCAATACTCTGTTGAGCCGGAATCTGTCGAATAGATCAGGACTCCGTCCTCTCTAATTTCAATCGGGTCACTGCTGCTGGCGAGTTCCAGATTTGGATTTGCCACTTCATCATCTCGCTTCTTGATTACTGGAGTTTGTTCGTTCACGATTCCCCAAGAAAACGGAAGCCTCAAAGGAATTCCAACTCGATGCGTGTCTCCGTCACTGACGAAACTTCCGGCAGTACCCACACCTGCCGTTACTGGGATAAAATCCTTATCTTGTAAAGTGAAGGTGTTGGCAGAGGTTCGGACAATGTAATAATAGTTGTCATCGCTCACGCCTGAGTATTCTAGGTTTCCACCGTAGGTATCCATCTTTTCAAAAATCACCTGTTGCCCTGTCGCAAACCCATGAGAATTTGCGGTAATGCTCACAGGTTGCCCTCCGCCTGGCACACTCACACCTTCGACAAACGCAAAGGATTCGGTAAGTGTGAATGGCCTTGCACCCAGTGAATATTCGGTGTCAGTCAAGGCAAAGGTCAGTTCTGTTTCGCTGATCGCCTGCAAAAAGATTTGACCAGAAAACAAGTCTCTTCCAGCCTCACCCCATTTGATGGTGCATGGGTACAACTGGGGAAGTCGCACAAGGTCTTCATAGCGTTGCAAAGCAAAAGGTGCTTCCGCATTCAGGAAATCGTTGTGCAAGGTTAGGTTGCCGAACTTCACCCCAATCTTTCCTGAATCTTCTACCTGTCCAAGTTCGAGTGAAGGCATTCTCTTGATGAACGGTTGCCAAAAATACTCGCCAGCCAGGCCAAGCTTTGAACCTCGGTAAACCGTTTCTGCTACAGTGATTTCAGCGAGTAACTGGCTCATCAGATATACCTTGCTGGGACATACTGCTCGCCTTGCCTTCTGGTTCTTTCTCTCAGCTCGCTTCTGAATTCTTCAATGCCTGCTTTTGTCTGGCCTGCCATATCGGTGTAGACGTTGACTTCTGTCTCGTTTTCTCGCACTGCCACAATCAATTCAGCCAGTAAGCGTTTGACCTCTGGGTCTGAGGTTGCGTTGATTGCGGCTGAATCGCCAGAGTTGAGACGGTTCAGATTGCTGACTCCATAACGTCTAACGGTTTCTGGGGATAGGATATATTCGCCAGGACTCAACATGGCTGGAATGGTGTCCATTGGGTCTGGGACTAATCCGCCTTGCCGGAAGCCGTATTTTGTAGGATTGAAAATATCTTTATAAGAATTATAAACTTGGTTTGCATCGCTCAGTGTTTCGTAATAATAAGCGTAAGAATTGCCTGAATATCTAAAATAAATGCCGTAAGGATAGACTTCTTCGCCTGACTGTAAATAAGTAGCAGTTAGGTCAGCAAAAGAAGTATTAGACCCCGATTTAACAGAAGCACCATAATCTCCAGCACTGTATTGGTTCCCAGAAAATGTAGTGGCATCGCTAACAAAACTACCTGTTCCCCCAATATTTATGATTCCAAGCTTTGCGTAGGTTTCACTTAGTCCAGAAACAAAACTGCTGATTGCATTATTTACGTTTGTGGTCAGCGTGGAAAAAGCTGATGTCACAGAAGAAGTATTCAGGCTAACGGTTGGGGTAATGGTTCCCAAGTTTGGCGTTCCGGCTGTTGCAATAGGTGTGATTGTTCCTAAGTTCAGCCCAGAAGTGTCCACCGTGAACATACTGGTGGACATTACCAGCGAGAGGTCAAGATTGGTTGAGTCCAAGCTGAAGTTGTCGCTTGTCAGTTCAACCGTTTCACTGATTCCAGAAGTATCAATAACAATATCATCACCACTAAGCGTTAAAGGAATCTGAGCAACTTCTGTGATGTATTCAATTTGCTGTTGAGCAAAAGCTAGTGCTGCGGAGTCAATGCTAGCAATCAGAGTGTTGACGACTTCCGCAAAGTCTTCATCCAAGACGGAGAGGATTTCTTCCAAATCACTGGATAAATTACTGCTTGCTTGAATCGGAGCATTGACAGACGTTTGCAGTCCAAGTCCCGTTAAATCACCAAGCACACCTTCGAAAATGGTTGTAAAGGCTGTTGAGGACTTAAAAACGTTCCTGGCTGCGGTGAGGTATTCATTGACAAAGGCTTGCAGAAGTTTAATGTCTTCCTCAGTTGCATCAGCATCAAAGGCATTTTCTAGTAGGCTTTCGTAAGTGCTTTGAGCTTGAGCGAATTGTTCTTGTGGTCCCAGTGGAGAAAAGTCCGAAAAGAGCAATTCTTGGACTTGGTCAAAGAGTCCTTGAACCAACTCATCAATCTTTTCAATCGTGCGCTCAAAATCTGACAGTAAGGCTTGCAAACCTGTTTCGACGTTTTGCAGTGCCAGAAGTTGCTGTTCTCTTTCGAGTTGGTCTAATTGCTTGTTTTTCAGTTCAATCGTTTTCGCTTCTGCTTTGTTTGCGGCATTCAACAACTGAGTCCTTAAATCCTCATCATCTATTAAGTCCGCCAAGGCTTTTTGCTGTTCAATCGTCGCAATTGACTCTTGGTATCGAAACTCAATCTGCTCTTCAATGCTCATGTTCTGAAAATCAATGGCGTCAATCTGGTCTTGTGCGGATTGGGTCAAATCATCCAAGGCGTTCAGTGGTTCCTGAATATAGGCTTCAATTAATCCTTGAATAACAATCTTTGATTTCTCTTCTGTCTCAGCAATCTTCTGATTTACTTTTTTTATTTCCTTACCTATTTGATTCATAAGATAAGGAGCAGATGAAGCTGCTGCTAGTGTTTTGAAATTGATTTCTTGCACAGCTTCCAGGCTAGCAACTGCCTCTTCAGTGTTTTGCGTTATTCGGTTGATAACTTCGGTCAGTCCCAAATCTGGAATCAAGTCAGCTAGTTCGTCAATCTTTGGTTGCAGTTGATCCCTCGTTGACGGAGCGTCTGCAATGTTTTCAAAAATCAAATCGGCTTGAGCAAATGCTTTTTGCTGATTGGTTGGTCCTCCAGGTCTTGAGCTGCTGAAAGCAGCTTCTAAGTCTCTGGCAAGTCCACCTCCAAAAATATAACCATTTGGGCCAAGTCCAACCGTGTCAAGCAAGCCTTCTGCGGCATTTGTTGCGTTCTCAATCAATGCTCCAATCAAGCGATTAATGGCACTGATTAAATCGCCAAGTAAATCAATGAATGGGTCAAGCACCTCAAACAGAAGTTCAAAGCTTGAGTCGATGGCTTTGGCAACCTTTTCGTTGCTCAAGATTAGTTTGGCAGCGGCTTCTTCTGGTGATTTCGATTGAGCAATGTTGATCGCTCGACTAGCGTTTGGTCCTGCGCCAGAAATGCCTGAAACAATTGCTCCTGCGGTTCTTTCTGCTTCTTCGTTCAGTTGTCCCTGAAGTAAAAGCTGAGTTCTTAGTTGTTCGGTTGCTTCCTCAAGGTAAGTTAGTTCTCTGGCTTTTGGGAAAAGGCTTGCTTCGTAGAGGTCATTCTTTTGCTGAGTCAAGGCGTTGATTTCAGTGACTCGCTCAAATTCTTCTTCTAAGCCTTGCGTGAATCGGTTCTGTTGGTCTTCGGTCAGTTGTCCAAGTTCTGTTCTGATTCGGAATTGTTCTTCCAGTTGTCTGGTGAACTCTTCTTGTTGCGCTTCTGAAATCTGGCCTGTGAAATCGGTGTATTCAATCTCTTTGACTTCTTCGATTTTTTCTTTCAGCTTCTCAACTGATGAGGCGGCATTTGCAGCTTCAAGGTTTACATTGCCCAGTTGCTCTTCAGTCTTGATTAGTGTCCCAGAATCAATCTGTTGTGTGTATTGATTGAACTCTGCATTGACGGCAGCATAAGCTTCTTCTGCTTGTCGTAGTAAGTCAGCCTGTCTTCGGTAGCTGTCTGCTAAAAATTCTGCCGAATCTCTCTCAAATTTTAATTCTGATTCTCTTGCACTTGTTGAGGTTGCAATTGGCGCAACGTCTCCGTCCATCCCAATTGAGTCTGCGGCACTGTTGTAATAGCCAATAACCTTGTTGATTTGATTGATGAAAAAGTTATCAACCGATTCAAAGAAGCTCAGAAGGTTGGCAACCATGCCGATGAAAAAATCTCGAATCTGATAAGCCAATCGTTCCAACCGAATTGCCAAATTCTGCGTTTGATAATCAACGGCAACCGTCAGCAAAGAAAGCGAATATTGAATGTAGTTGATGGTTTTGGCGATTGGATTTGACGTTCCTCCAGAAAAAACAGAAAAGGCATCTCGTAGAGGTTTGGTCAAGGCAAGTGCTAGCTGCTTGAGCTTGTCAAAGTAAACTCCCAGCATTACCACTACTTCTGAAAACTGACGAACAATGTTGTCTGCCTTGTCGAATTCTGTGGCTAGTTTGGTGAGTGCGTTTGCCGTCTTGTTGAAGATTCCGGTTGATTGCTCAAATTTCCCAATGAGCATCGTTAGGCTGTTGTTGATTCTTTGAGTGGCTGTTCCAATCGTGTCCTGAGCTGCGCCAAACTGTTCGTTAATGGCTTCAGCAGACCCAAGGATTGCGTCTTTAAATAACTGATTCGTCAGGTTGCCATCGGTCACAAACTTCTTCAGACTTCCAGCCGTGAGTCCAAGTTGCTTTTCAACTTCTTTGAGCAGATTGGGCATTCCGTCAATCAACGAATTGAACTCTTCCGCCTGAACCTTTGGCGAGTTCAAGGCTTGCGCGAGTTGCAGCAATGCCCCAGAAGCCTCAGTGCTACTCGTTCCGGCTGCGGCTAAAGACTTGGCAACAATTTCAGTAATGCGGATGGTTTCGGCTTGGGATGAGCCTAACTGGTCAGCAGCAACACGAAGGCGAGCGTAAAGCTTGGTGGTGTCCTCAATTGCGGTTCCGGTGGTCTGTGAAACTCGGTACAACTCTTTCTGAACCGCTGCGGCTTCTGCGGCTGAGTTGGTTGCAATGCGGATTTGATTGGCGAAATTTGTGAAAGTGTCAGCGGCTTGTGCGATTTGCTGAACACTAATCGCAGCAACCAAAGCAGAAGCAGCATTCCTGGCAGACTTAAAAGCGGACTCCATTTTTCTGGTTGAGTTCGCCACTCGGTCCATTGCACTCGAAGACTTTTTGAGTTCGCCTTCAAGCTTGCCCAAACGGTTAATGGCGTCACGAATCTCTAATTCAATTTCAATGGTAGAGGCTGCGTTTGCCATTATCGTTTTCTTCTAGGCTTTGGGGTAGGTCGAGCGGTTGCGGACTTTTTCTTCTGCAAGTCTCGTTTGCGCTCGTTCTCTTGCTTTCTGTGGCTAGTGACTTCTCTGTCAATCGTCACTAGTGCCGAATAGACTTCTGGTGTGTTGGTCTGGTTTCTTCTTAAGTAGCAATCAATTGCTTCTTCGCGCAGAAAACCAATATCAAAACCCAAGTCTCGTCCGGTTGTGTCCAAGTCTCTGAACGCTTGAACCGCTGCCAAGTTACGCTCGGTCAGCGTCAAGTTGTTTGGACAAACTGAACAAGGCGGCTCTTCGTCATCTTGCCAGACATTCTCAGCAGATTTGCAACACCAAACCGCTTGGTATCTGTCGCCTTCCTGAATGCCATGCTCGGCTGAATCACCTAGATAAGCCGCTCGTTCTAAGACTAAATCTAGGTAACTTTTTAATTTCCCTCTTCGTCATCGACTTTCGCCTGGGCTAAACGCATCAGCTTCAAGCTAACATGCGTTGCCATTTTATTGAG